AGGAGGTAGTCGATGGACTACATTGAAGAAACATACAAGGTCTTAGTGACCGTAGTCCTCGGCTGGTTCTGGCTAGATAAAAAGAACGTAAGAGATGACATAAAAGTACTAGAAGAAAAAATTAATAGTCACGCAACCAACGTGGCAGTATTAGAAGAAAGACTTAAATCAGTTAAGGAAGATACCACGTACATCCGTGAAAAACTTGGAGATTAGATATGGTATGGTTAGGATTAATTAAAGAAGTAGTAACAGGTTGGGTCGGAATGAAGAAGACCAAGTATGAAGCAGAAGGGCAACGCGCATTAGCACTAGCCAAAGTGGAAGCTGGTTACGACCTAGAGGCACTACGTGCACAAAAAGATAGTTGGAAAGACGAAGTATTCTTATACGTAATGTTATCACCACTAGTCATCGGCTGGTTTGATGAAGAGAAATCACGACAATGGGTTGAGTTTGTTTCAGCGCTACCGGCGTGGTATCAATACATGCTAATAGGAATGATGGCAGCAGTATTCGGATTACGATGGTTCGTTAAGAATCAGAACATGAAAATAGTTAAGGGGTTTAAATCGTGAGTAAAGCGACGGAAAGTAAATTAGCATCACTGCATGGCGCAGTAGCAGAAGTTCTTACTAACCAAGTTAAACGAACTGAACCCGAAACCACTTTCGACGACGAGGGCAACTGCGTTGAAACGGGGGAGGAAGTTTATTCAGCCTCTCCCGCCCTAGTTGCGACCGCTATAAAGTTTTTGAAAGACAACGCGATAACATGTGACATCACACAAGATGAGAACATGGGTAACTTAAGAGATGCATTAGCCAACAAGCAAAGGCACTCACGTCTACAAAGTGGACAAACAGCAGCGAAAGAGGTGCACTAATGGAAATAGCAGACATTGTATTTGACACAGAGATGACAGACGATGCGTTGTTTACTGATGACGAGTTTACAAAAATCTGCGAGGACCGGGAACAGTATCTACAACTTAGCGAAGTAGAACAAGAAACCGTTAGAAGGTGGTCGGAGATAGAAGCTCTCCGTAACCATTACGCTTTGTTTGAGGATTTCCTATACGATTGTATGACAGAACTTATGGGTTTCCAATGTACTGATGTACAAATAGATATTGGTAGGTTCCTTCAGTTCGGTAAATACGATACTAAAGAGGAAATGAACAAAGTCTTAGATGGCTTACTTCAACCACTACAGTATGGAATGATTCAAGCACAACGTTCACAAGCTAAGTCTACCATAGTAGCAATGTTCGCAGTATGGCAATTAATACACGATTGTAAACATAGGATTCTTATTCTATCTGCTGGTTCAGATGTTGCTATGGAAATTGCTAACTGGGTTATCCAGATTATTATGAACTGGGACATACTTGAGTGTATGCGACCAGACAGGCAGCACGGAGACCGGGCGAGTTCAAAGGCATTCGATATCAACTGGCAGTTAAAAGGGGCTGAGAAGTCACCCTCGATAGCCTGTATCGGTGTTACAGCTAACATGCAGGGAAGACGTGCAGATTTATTAATACCCGATGACATCGAGTCATCAAAGAATGGTACAACAGAAGTACAACGAGCAGCCCTCGAACATTTGTCAAAAGATTTTACGTCCATATGTCAGAAAGGAAGAATCATTTATCTTGGTACTCCCCAGACTGTGGACTCTATTTACAACAACCTACCGGCCCGTGGTTACACGATAAGAGTCTGGACAGGGCGTTACCCCACTGAGGACGAAGAAAGGCACTACGGAGACACGTTGGCCCCTTTCCTAAGTAGAGCAATGAACGCTGACCCTTCTTTAAGAATTGGTGGCGGCTTAGATGGTTCCAGAGGAAAACCTACGGACCCTATACTACTCGGTGAGGAACTCTTAGCAAAGAAAGAACTCGACCAAGGACCAGCTTACTTTAATCTACAGCACATGCTTAATACAGTGATGTCAGACGAGCTACGTCACCCTCTTAAGACAAAGAACTTAATAGTGATGAACTTCGGAACAGAGAAAGCGGCAGGTGAGGTAACATGGATGCCAAGCCCAACTACTAGAATTCCAGTAGAAGGTTTCGTAAGTAAGCCTCAGTTCTATGGTCCATTCACAACCAGTACAAAGATGTACGACTACGAAGGTAAACACATGTATGTGGATACCGCAGGTGGTGGTGAGAATGGGGATGAAACAGTAGCAGCAGTTACTTACTTCCTACATGGTTACATATTCCTAGCAGAGATACTAAAGTTACCGGGTGGATACAGTGACGCAAACTATACAGAATTAAGTTTGTTATCACTTAAACACAATGTGAATAGTATTGATGTAGAGAAGAACTTTGGTTTTGGTGCATTTGCAGCAGCATGGAGGCCAATACTAGCTAAGACATACAAGGCCGCTGATAAACACTGTCCTCGGGTTGAGGATGTGTGGGAGTCAGGACAAAAAGAATTACGTATCATTGATACGTTAGAGCCAGTAATGGCAAGACATAAACTTATAGTACACGAAGACATAATCGAGTACGACTTAAGTTCAACAAAGAAGTACCCAATAGACCGCCAAGAAACATACAAGTTCTTCCATCAGATGGCTAAGATTAGCCGGGACCGTGGGGCATTAATACATGACGATAGCTTAGATGCAGTAGCAGGAAGTGTTCGGAAATGGGTTGATAGGCTCGCAGTTGATGAGAAGATACGTATGGCTCAGAAAGAAACCGACGAGAACATTAGTTTCTTTAAGGATTGGGGTGGTGATATAGGTGCTGACCAAAACGGTGTACTGGGTCTGTCTACAGACAGATTTAAACGCAAACAAACAGTTAGGAGAAGACGATGAGCAAGAACTCAAATCCCGCACGGTTAAACATTCAGGACTTACCAAGAGACCCACAAAGATGTTTAGGACCGCTACGACAAACACTAGTAGCTTCAACGAACTACTGTAAACGATACCCTAAGAAATTAGATGTATTGATGTCAGTACTCAAAGCAGTATACAAGTATTGCCTTGAGGCGAAACAAGCTAACGAGGCTGCTGAGGCTGCTAAAGCGAAAGCTGAGGCACTGGCCCTAGAGGAAGCTGAAAAGGCTGCTGAGGCAGAATCTGCCCTATTAGCATTGAAAGAAAAGCAAGATGCAGACAAGTCTGCGTAATCTGAATAAATTATAAGGAATCAAAATCATGGCTAACACCCTAAATATACCAGAAAGAACACGCGCACAGTTGGCTACAGCTTCTAACTCTATCAATGTCATTGGTGGAGTAGATGGACGTGAGTCAGCTTACCAACCATTAGTATGTAGAATGACAGACCACCAAGATAACGATGCAGGTGAAACTGGTACAGATACAGACTTAATGGCAATATTCTGCTCAATCCGTCATGGAGAGCCTTGGAAGAAAGATGCTAACGTACTAGAACACATTATACACGAAGGTTTATTACCACCTACGAATGTGTCAATACTATACCCAGACTACGATTATAGTACGTTCGAGTAAGTAGCACAACCCACTAGCATACGTTAGTGGGTATATTAACATTAGGAGAAGGTTATGAGTAATGACCCCGCCAGTGATTTTGCACTGAGCATGATTAATACAACACCCGTAACAAGGACACCAGAGAATAAAGCAACCTACAGAGCATTCCAGAAGTGCTTTAAACTACCATACTGGGAAAACACAATGTGTCACACAACCAAGTCACATAAGTTCGATAGGCAAGTAACATGGCCAAAGATAGCACAAGAGTTTAAACTAACCAAACAAGAGACCTCACTAGTACAACACATATATAAGGAATCTAGCCTAGGTTGGAGTACTTCGTATGACAGAGTAAAGGTTAGTAACGGTAATAAAGCAAGAGCAATAAACAATCTAGTAAAGAAAGAAGCACTAAAGGTCGTAGATGGTGATGTAATAATGAACCCAGCGATAGTAATAGCCAGAGATGGTTGGTCTCAGTACCTATTAGGAGTAATGCTAGTACAATGGATGAACGAAAGGTTTGTATTTCCAGATAGAGCACCAGATGCGTACAGTAAGTCATCAATACAAGCAGGTGCACAGTTCGCACACGAAGACCAAACACGAATGGTAATACCACACTCAGTAAAGGGTAGAGTACAGGGTAATATAGCCTAAATGACGAGGTGTTTTGAGTAAAAAATTTAATAAAATCAGTAACTTACAACCAAAAACACCACATTCTCCGCTATAAGTAAAGCGTTATGATGATAATCCAATAACAAGACAAGTAATCCACGTATACAAGGACTAGTAAAAAGAAAGGTATCGTTATATATACACTTAATAGACAAATGTATACATGAATATATAAAACAGGTGAGAAATACGAGGTGGCACTCCCTCCACAATCCAATCACCCATTTCCCCCATAGGGCTTCCTATAAGCTCTCTCACTGCGTTCGTTCGCACACAGTAATACACTTGCTTACCTAATCTCTATCGTGTCACACAGCGTTACTCAGCTTTGATTTGGGTAGGGTGGGCTGCGCCCAGATATGTCTCTTTTGTGATATGCGTAATACACACATATACACACACACTAACACTCACTATACGTAGCATAGCTACTATTCGTAAGACACTAGGAGATACACATGAGTGACCTTGATAAGAACACAGTACATGAGCTACTAACAATAGAACTAGTACTAACCACATTCATTACATACTTACCATACATAGCGGTATCAGTTGGTACTATACTTTGGGCCTTTGGAGAATAACATGAAACATATATCTATTTTGTTAGCACTTATACTTACTACTGGATGTAGTACACTTAAACAAACACAAGTCAGGGTTGGAGCACTACACGATATGAATAAGAGTATTGATGGTGACAATCCAATGGCTTACTTAGAGATAACAGTACCAGTCACAGAGACAGTATCTTGTGGTTACACACATATATCTCATTTCACATCAGGTGTTCCGTTCAACAACAGAGCTGAACAGAATGCTGATACACTTGGTTGTTATTGGAGGGTATGGTAATGAAACTATCTAAAGTAAGGGAAGCACTAGAAGTAATAGCTGTTACTATCATCGCAATATTAATCGTACTAGCATGTGCAGGAGTATAGAACAAATGAAAACACTAGACAAGGTACTAATAAAAGCATGTTCGTGGGTGTGTCGTTACATCCTAGTGATTGGGTTAATCGGGTGCTGGTTGTTCGTAAGCCACCTTGACTACCAAGACCACAACAACGGCTGTTCGCACAAATACTGTGATTAGTAACGTATCATTAACACTACCCACGCTGGGTGTCGCTCAGGCGCTCGGCGTTCAACACTAACGAATTAAACCAAACTTAACTTGGAGTTCACGATTATGTCATTATCATTAGCAACTAGCATTAGAGAAGTATTATCTGGAATTAATGCAGAAGTATCACTACTACGTGATGAAGCTAACAATAAGATAGGAGCGCGCGAAGTTGCACGTTCATTTATTAACAACAACTTGACCAAGATGGCTGATGTAGTCACTGGTACGCATATCATTTCATATCAGGATGATAGAGGTGAGTGGGAAGTAAAAGAACAATCTAAGAACTTGAGTATTTGGACAGTAGCACTACAAACTACTATTGAAACAGGTCACACATCATACGCCTTGCTAGGTAGTATCTTGTCTGAGTGGAGTACTAATGCACTTGGTATTGAATGGCCTAGAGAAACAGCAGACCGTGTGGCTAAAATGTACGTAGTTGAAATGCAAACTTGTGGTATCTTGTCCAACAAACTAACAACAGTTGAATTCATCGATGATGAGACTAAAGAGCGTAGAGAATCACGCGTAGTTAAACTTGATGAAACATTCACTGACATGATGAGTAAAGAAGTAGAGACATTACGAGAGTCATCGCGTATGTTATGTAAACCTTTACGCAATCAACCAGAAGACTGGACCGATGCAGTTACAGGTATTGGTGAGCGTGCTAACTTAAGCCTAATCACCAACAAGTCATACAAAGGCAATGAGGTAGCTGAACCAGTATTACGCGCTGTAAACAAATTACAAGCAGTTAAGTATACTGTATCACCAGCTATAATTGATGCTGCTTATGACATCCTAGACAACCAACACGAGTACAACTCAACTGAAGAAGAGTTACGTATGTATCGTGAAATGGTTACACTTGATAAGCAAGAGGTATTCTTTCCAGTAACAATGGATACCCGTGGTCGTATGTACTACCGAGGTGGTTTATTAACACCACAGGGTACTGACTTCTGTAAAGCTGCCTTTCAATTTGCTGACAGTAAAGCATTAGGTGATAACGGTTACGATGCAGTATGCTTGCACTTAGCTAACACTCTTGGTAACGATAAGATAAGTATCGACGAGCGCATTCAGTGGGTCGAAGATAATATGGTTCAACTGTTACTAGTTAGTGACCATCACGACGTTGCAGAGTTCTACCAAGGTGCAGATGTGTATCAAGCAACTGTGGCTATTAAAGAACTTCAAGCCATCAATCAATTTGTTATGAATGGTAGTGATGTTTGTGATTATGAATCTAACCTCGTGTGTCATCAAGATGGTACATGTAACGGGTTACAGCACATGGCTGCAATCACAAAGAATAGACAAACAGCTATCACTGTCAACTGTGTGGAATCAACCCATAGTGACCAACCAAGTGATATCTACGGTATCATAGCAGATTACGCGGCAGAGAGTGCCGTAAGTGACACACAAGTATTAATCCAGAAATATGGTCGCGATATGGCTAAAAACCCTGTTATGATTACAGGTTACGGCGCAGGTGCTGATACCATCAAAAAGAATACAGCAGCGTACCTAGTTAAGCATAATGAAGATGCAAGCAAATCTGAGGCTATCGGAGATGCTTACGTTGAAGCTATAAACTCTAACGCAGGTGCTGTGAAGAGTTTAACAGGCGCACTTAAGGGCAGAGTAACTAAAGCCGTAGAAAGTGGCGCTACACGCTTCCAGTGGACTACAGCAGATGGTTTCATCGCCTCTACTGAGTACAGAGATATTGAATGTAATAGAATTCGAGCAGGTGTGTTTAATGCATTAGTTCGAGGGATGTTTCCTACTCCACTTGATGAAGTCAAAACAGTAGGAGCTATGGCCCCTAATTTTATTCATTCGATTGACTCAACTCACTTAAGAATGGTTGTCAACAACTGTGGTCACGACCTAGTAACAGTACATGATTCAATCGGTTCACATGCTGCAACATATTTTGATACAGCGCGTGTTATTCGAGAAGAGTTCGTGAACGTACACCAATATGATGCACTAGGTAACTTGTGTGAATCAATGGGAATGCGTACACCGAAGTTTCGTGGTGATTACAACGTGAATGAAGCACTTAAATCATCTTACATATTTAGTTAGCAATATGCTACGGTTCGCACTTGACATTCTAACGAGTGTCTTGAGCGTGTTGTTAGCTAGGAGAACATATGAAGCATATAAAATTAGGTTTTGGAAAAGTAGGTGTATCAGTTACACGAGTCCCGAAACATGGTGTAACACTGTACGAGGAAGAGGATGCTAGACCAATAGCTTCCACTTATGGTGATACAGAAAGTAAACCCGAAGTACTATTGTCATTTGAAAACGAGGCATCTCTAGATGTATTGTTACGAGCACTAAACAGAGTTAAAGCTCAATTCATTTCCTAAACCTGTCATAGACAGTAGGGTGGGCCGAGAGGTTCACCTTTTTTTTTTTATTAAACACATAGACGAAGGAGT